AACTTCTTCTGTAACATTAGATAGATCATTTTCTAGTGGTGGTTACCAAAAGATGAAAGAACTTTATTCTGAATATAAAGCTAAAGGTTTAATAGACGAAAATTTTCCAGAATTAACAATCCAACAACTACAAAGAAGACTAAATATTTTCTTAAAAACAATTTATGAAAGTTTTAAGAAAACAAATATGAATGTTTTAAACGACATTGATGATTTTGAAAAAAACTTGGAATTGTATAGATCTGAAGTTGTAACATATTCCGATTCTTGGACTAACACATTTTTAGACGAAAAAAACCCATATATTGATAAATTAGGTAGGTCAAATTATACTATTAAAAAAAATATTACCGACATAAATGATGCTAATACAAAACTTAAAGGTCTTGTTTTAAAGTACAATAAACTTTTAGAAAATAACAAAACACTAGGAAAAAATACTAAAAATAGTGTACCGATTGATATTGTGTGTAACTCAACTAGTGTTTGTGTTTTTGTAAGTAGTGTAAACTCAACGTCCGACCTAGACTTGTCTAAAACATATTATCAGATAACAAAAAAAGAATACCCAATAGGCAACCAAACATTAACGAGTGAATTTGAAGTTAAGATTGGTAAAGAAATAAACGGACAAACACTTTATTTCTATGAGGGAAAAGATTCATTTATTGAAAAAATAAATAAAATTAAAGAAGATTTTTTAAAACAAAAAAATACGATTGAAGACGAACTTACAAAAGACTTAGCTAATAGAATTTCGGGCAGTGTTGCTGATGGTGGTATAGGTTTTGAACCAACGATAAGAAATGTTTTAGCGGTTTTTTTCGCACAAGGCGAAGCTTTATTAAGACTTATGGATGATGTTCACACAAAAGCTTGGGGTGTAAGAGAAAATAGAATTAGAAAAACAGCAATCTTTAATAACAGTACTGCATCAAGTGTTGACATAAAGGATTTACCAGAATCACAAACACCAATATATCCTTGGCCGCAAATTATAAATAAAAACGACACCAAAAAAGATGGTGAAAAATATGAGTTAGTTTACCCTGGTGATGACGCGGTAGCAACCTCTTTAAACGCGTTTAACCCAGAAATTTGGCCAGAAGTTGAGTTTATAGAAGAATTTATAAGAGGATACACAACAAGGAAAACTGAAATACCAGAACCGGAAACAATCTCAAATTCCCTAGTAAACCCAAAAAGATTAAGTTTAAACTCCATTGAATTTCCAATTGGGAATGACGTGTTTAGGAACACCGAAGAGGTAAAGTTTTTCTATGAAATGTATGAAAGGTTAATTTTGAATTCCTTTTACGAAAGAATGAATAGAGATGGTGTTTACCAATACAACATACCTTTTTATGTTGCCGAAATGGAAAGACTAAACATTATAGAAGCGTTAGGTGAGGATAACCCATATTTAGCTTACAAACTAAAAGAATATGACCTATCTGATTTTTTATCGTTTTTAAGAGACATCTCAAACCAAGGACAAGGACTATCTTGGCAAAATTACATTAGAGGTGAATTTAACACACCATATATAAAAAATGACATTAAAAAAACGTTTGAACTTTTTAATGTTGAAATTTTAGATAATAACGAAAGTAAACCAAGTTTAGCTGTTGAGAATAGTGATTTAATTACAAAATATTTTAGTAAAAATGTTGTTGTTGAAAATTTTGATTTTCCTGATATATACCCATTAACAAATTTAGCTTGGATACAGAATTATATGGCTGGTGGAAACGTAATCAATTTTCCTATTGATACATTTATAACGGCAAACGTATTAAATTATAACGAAGTCTATAAATCTATTACAAATTTTGAACAAGGATCAACAACATTAAAGTTACCGATATCAAATTTTAATTACGAACCAACAACATTTAACCAAACATTAAATTTAGCAAATTTAAAAACATTTTACGAAAGTAGAAGTTTTAACAAACAATATATAACTGAAGGTAATTTGAACTACTCAAATTACACAAATAACCTTACCGCAGCACAAACAACATCAATATTAAACACGCCTTATTTTGTTAATGCAATACAAAAAGGTGTATATGAATTTAGGTATAATTCTTTTAACCAATACCCATACAAAGATGCGGCATATCTTTTTTTAAGTAGTTTACCACTAACAACCACGGTCGAAAGATATAAAACTTACGATAACGGAGTGATAAAAGAGTTAGACTATGTCTTGGCAACATTAAAAAAATATGGTGGTATTCATAAATTACCATATTCTTGGATTTTAAAATACGGTGGTGTTTGGCACAGATATAAAACTTGGATAGAAACCGGTGTTGATTTTTTACAAGACATTTGGAAAGATTTTAACTATCAAGGAAACTACGATCCAATTACAAGTGCTGTGACCAAAAATTATGATTTAATAATTGACGGTTCACCCTATAAATTTGTATTACAAGAAGATCTAACAGTTGGTCCGTTAAGTAAAACAGTAATGAACACAGGGTTTTACCCAAAAACACTAGACGATTTTAATGTTTTTTATCAAGGAACAAGAGTATTTGACTCAACATATGAAGTTTCTGGTACTTGTAAAATTTCCGCAACAACAAACATTTTAGAAATTGTATCAATCACATCTCCAGACTTAATATCTGGAAGTATATTATCCGGACCTAATATTATTTTAGGGACAACAATACTTTCTCAAATTACCGGAACAACTGGTGGTATTGGAACGTATTTAATATCTGAAACATACCCAGCTGGTTTAGGTTTGACAAATTTTAAACTGGCAAACGTGGAAAATATAGATTATTCAAGTGGAGACATACAAGCCGCAATAAGTGACGGGTCGTTATATTTAAATTTTGACAACAATACTATTTTAACAAAATTAAATGGGTTTGATCCTTTTAATAATGGTAGGTCTTTAATATTAAAACCTTGGAGTTGTTATGCTCCGGTTCAGGATGAAGAGTTTATATTTCCGTTACCGTCTTTTGGTGCACCAACAAATCAAATTAACCAAGAATGTTTTAACAACAGTGGTGTTTTAAAAACAGAATTAAAAAATAACCCTGCGTTATTTAACGGTAGTATTCGTAGTTTTTGGAAAGCACCTAATTATGGATATTTTGACGACCAAAAAGTAAGTATACCACAACCAGATGCATATTTGAAAAATGTTTTAGCAGAATTATCAGTACAAGAGAATTTCTCAATAAACGGAAAGTCATCAAATTATTCAAAAATTGATGATATGTTTAGTGCTTTTGATAAGGACGTATTGGACACTTTAGAAAAAGAGTTTCTTTTATTTTCAAAATCTGTCTATGATTATGACACAACCTTATCATCAAAGAACGAAGAACTACCATCTCAAAAAGACTTTAAAAATTTTCAAGCACTTATGAGGTTATTGATGAAAATACCAAAACCAACAAAAACAACCGCCAGCGAAATTATTAACGAAATCCAAGAAAGTCAGATAACAAATTTTCAAAACAACTTTAAAAATTTTATGGAGTATCAAGTAGTTTTAAAGTACGGAAACCCATCAAGTTTTAATAAAAGACTATTTTACACATTTTCAAACGACTTTATTCAAGATCCATACACATACAACTATTATAAAACAAATTCACCAAATGCGTTACCATCACCATCAAACACAATAACTTTAGCAAATTCAAAAATACAATACCCAAACACTTGGAAAGCTTTAGAAACATATGTTGGTTTTTCCGAAATAACATTGTTAGCGTACTCAAATTCTGGATCATATATTACAGATTTTTTTATTGATATGAACGTAGAGTTTTCGGAACAAAACGTGATAAATTTTACCCCAATAATAAAAATATATGCGACACAAAAATTACAAGACCCGTCATTAAATCGTGGTAAGTTTTTTATTTTAATGTCTCAATACATCACTAAAAGTGAAACATATATTAATACCGTATTAGGTTTAGAACTAACAACAATTAGAAAAAATTTAAACCCTGTAACGATAAAAAAAGAAACAAAAAAAGTTAAAGCCGATTTAGACGGAGAGCAAACAAGATATGAACTCTACGATATGTTCAAAGGCCTAAACGATACTTGGATTGCCGGAGGAGATTACAAAACAAAAACACTATTTGAAGACGTTTTGTTGTTTGACAGAGCAAGTAGAGATGTGGGACAAAAAATCTATGTGGACATTTTTAAAACAAAAGACATGATTGATTATGGGTCATATATAAATAAAATGATTGATATTGTCTCAACAATAACTACTGAAAATAATTTTACATTTTTTACATTACCAGCATACGCTAATTTTTATAACGTACAAGACGCTAGTAAAAACCCAACTCCAGCACCAGAAGGATCGTTGGAGTTTGCAAACACATTGTTTGGAACGTTTACAACTATAGACTATAGAGAAACTAGTTCAAAACTTCTATGTTTATATGCTAGTAAACCAAGTGAACATTTAGCACTCAATGAAAATGTTGACTATAGATTTAGAGATGATGCCTTTGATTTACGGAGAGCTAGTGATTGCCCTTTGGTTGAAGACCAAGACGGAAAACAAGACTGGGATAGGTCAAATAAAGTTGTTGGATTTAATGTTGATATGGGACCACAAAATCAACAAATATTCAAAAAATTTGATGTATCACAAGAACCCGGCGACCCAACAACAGAGTCTTTAGAAATGTTAAACCAAATGGCTAACCTATCTAGAAATAGGGGTGGCGCATCACAAAGTGCCTCGTTATACAATGTGTATAGAAATAGAAGTTATAAATGTAGTGTTGATATGTTAGGTAATGCTATGATACAACCAATGATGTACTTTAATTTAAGATATGTACCAATGTTTAGTGGTCCTTATATGATTACAAAAGTAACACATAGGATTAACGATTCTGGTTTTGACACATCTTTTGAAGGACAACGGCAACCTTTTTATAGCATACCAGCACTTGATAAATATTTACAATCTTTAAGTAATAAAATTTTAACATCATTAAGACAAAAAATTCAAGAAGAAGACACTAGATTAAGTGAAACACCAGAAAATGTTATTACAGAAAAAAATAGTTCTGTAAGTTATGCAACATCTGGAATTGGTGGTATATCAACACAGTCTTGTTCGGCAAATTTGGTAAGAGAATACGAAACATATGTTAATATTACACCAACACCAACAACAGAGACATTTGGAAACGTATATAAGTTGTTAACAGAAAAAATTAAAACTAAAGGATTAGACGCAGAAAGATCGGCTCTTTTAAGAGTGTTTATTTTTAGTACGATATATATCGGAAGTTTTAATTCTCAAAATTTTAAAACCGTTGAAAATAATTATTCGGCAATACCACTTAATATAAATTGGGGTGGGTCTAACGCTTATTTTGAACCTGAATATTTTTGTGTGGATCAAGGAACAAATTTAAAAGTACCAATGGCTAAATTTTCTAGTTTAGATAAATTTCTTGATTTTATGGTAAATAAATATAAAGACAAATTGGGTGCAATTGAAAATTATTTAGATAGTACCGCAACAACAACTGAACAAATAAAAACAGCAATAATAAATGCGGTCACTAAAGCGTACATAATTGATTTTCCAAAAAATAAATCAACAAAAGTATATGATGAAATGATTGATACTGATAAGGAAAAAATTAAAGACAAAATAACCAAATCTTATAATTTATTGATATCTTTATAATATTTGAAATTACTAGATATTTATAAATAAAAAATTGTATGAGTAACACTAAATTAATATTAGACAATTATCTTGGTAAAAATACAAGAATGTCAGAAAAAGATATGGGTAATGGAACAAAACAAGTTTGTGACCTAGACACTGGAGATTGTTATACTGTTAGAATGAAAGACGGACTTATTGAAAGAGTTGATAACACAATGAAACAATTTAGAAAAATTCACGTTGAAACCAAATCAGGAATAAAAACATTATTAAACGGTTAAAATGAAAGTTGATAAAAAAATACTTGAAGAAATTAGAAGATTTAACAGTATCAATAAATATATTGTTGAACAAGCGGCCGAAGAACCACTTGATTTAGAAGTACCACCAGCAGAAGATTTAGGTGGTGAATTACCAGAACCAGAAGGATTAGGAACACCACCACCAGTTGCAGAACCCGGCGGATTAGGTACACCACCACCACCCCCAGGAGGTGATATGGGTGCAACCGGAGCAACAACAGGAACAACTATTGATATTGCCAACGACCCAGATGTTGAAGAAGTTAAAGGTGATGAAGAAAGTGGTATGGACGATGGTGAAACCGAAGAACTTGATATTACAGATCTTGTGGACACACAAAAATCTATGTCAGATAAACAAGAAGAATATTTTAATAATTTATTTGGACAACTTTCAAACCTAGAATCAAAACTTGGTGAAATGGACACTCTTGTTAATAAAATAAATGACTTAGAAGCCAAATTTGATAAATTCAGACCAAAAACACCTGTTGAAAAATTGGAATTAAGAAGTTTAGATTCTGGACCATTTAATCAAAAATTATCAGACTTTTTTGAAGACAAACAAGAAGATATGGAAAAAAGTGGAAAGAACGAATACGTTTTAACAACAGATCAGGTAGAAGAAATATCACCAAGAGAAGTTAGAGACACTTTTAATGACTTTGACGAAGACGAAAACAACCCAATGTAATCTTTAAGGTCGCAAATTGCGACCTTAAAACTTTTTTTACTTACCTTATTGACTACTATTTTTATTTAACTTATATTTTCTATTGTAAACTTTTAATAAATAATATATATGGCGACAAACAATGCTCTAGATTCGGTACTAGCACAGTACGAACAATCAAAACAAGGTGGTTATACTTCCACCTCAAAAATATCTCAAGAAGATAGAATGAAAAAGTATTTCGCGGCAATCCTTAAGGATAACGAGAAACAAGGTCAAAAAAGATTAAGAATCTTACCAACACCTGATGGTTCTTCACCTTTTAAAGAAGTATGGTTTCACGAGATTCAAGTGGATGGAAAATGGGTAAAGTTATTTGACCCAGGCAAGAATGACAACGAGCGTTCACCTTTGAGTGAAGTTAACGAAGAACTTATGTCTACGGGCAGAGATTCTGACAAGGAACTTGCTAAACAATACAAACCTCGTAAATTTTACATTGTAAAAGTAATTGACCGTGATAATGAGGCGGACGGAGTTAAATTTTGGCGTTTTAAACACAATTACAAAAACGAAGGAATCCTTGACAAAATTATTCCTATTTGGAGAGCTAAAGGTGATATTACAGACGCGACAATGGGTCGTGACATTATCCTTGAATTAACCAAAGCAAAAACTCCGAAAGGGGCGTTTTACACAGTTATCCAAACTGTTATGTACGAAGATGCGGGACCTGTTCACGAAGATGCTGAAACTGCAAAATCTTGGATTGAAGACGAACTTACTTGGTCTGACGTTTATTCTAAAAAACCTGTAGAATATCTTGAAGCAATTGCACGAGGAGAAACTCCACGTTGGGACTCTGACGCTGGTAAATACGCCTACAGCAATACAACCGAAGAAGAAATTTCTATGGGTGGCGTAAAAGCAAAACCCCAAACAAAGGTTGAGGATCCACAAGCAAACGATGAAATTGACGAAGAATTACCATTCTAATTTTATTTAAAATAATGGGTATATTAGTAGACAATGTACCCATTTTTTCTTATCTTTTTAAAAAAAACATATGGCAATTAAAAAAACAGACTTTAGTTCGATAAAGAAAAAATTCTCGTCGGACGCAAAATACAAACCACAAAGATACTTTGATTTAGGTGAATCATTTTTAGATGCGGTAGGACTTCCAGGTCCAGCTATGGGACATATTAATATGTTTTTAGGGCATTCAGATACCGGTAAAACGACAGCACTTGTAAAAACCGCGGTTGATGCACAAAAGAAAGAAATTCTACCAGTTTTTATTATTACAGAACAAAAATGGTCTTTTGAACACTCAAAACTTATGGGATTTGAATGTGATGAGGTTGTTGATGAAGAGACTGGTGAACTAACTTGGGATGGCTTCTTCTTATTTAATAATAATTTTAGTTATATTGAACAAATCACTGAATACATTAATGAATTATTAGATGCACAAGAAAAAGGTGAGTTAGACTATTCTTTATGTATTATGTGGGATTCAGTTGGATCCGTTCCTTGTAAAATGACATACGAGGGAAAAGGTGGTAAACAACATAACGCAAGTGTTTTAGCCGATAAGATTGGTATGGGAATTAACCAAAGAATTTCTGGATCAAGAAAAGCGGACTCAAAATTTGAAAACACTTTAATTATAGTAAACCAACCTTGGGTTGAATTACCAGATAACCCATTCGGTCAACCAAAAATTAAAGCAAAAGGTGGCGAAGCAATTTGGCTGAACTCATCATTGGTGTTTTTATTTGGAAACCAAAAAGGTGCTGGAACAACAAAAATTACGGCAACTAAAGACAAAAGAACTGTTAAATTTGCATCAAGAACAAAAGTATCGGTTATGAAAAACCACATTAATGGACTTGGTTTTGAAGACGGAAAAATAATTGTGACACCACACGGATTTTTACCTGGAAAAGATGCGACAGAAGAAAAAAAATCTATTGAGACTTACAAAAGTGAACATGCCGAATATTGGAAAACAATTATAGGTGTTGATGGTGACTTTGATTTAAAAGAAGAGAAGGTGTATGAGTAAGAATAAATTAAAAGTAGTTTCTTTATTTTCCGGATATGGAACACAAGAACTTGCATTGAAATATATTGGAGTTGATTATGAGAATGTTGCAAACTGTGACAATTTCAAACAAGCAAACGAATGTTATGATGTTTTACACACAACAACAAATGGAAATTTAGGTGATATAACAAAGGTTAATGAAAATAACTTTCCAAGCTGTGATTTATTAACATATTCATTTCCTTGTCAGGATATATCAATATCGGGCGTACAACGAGGAATTAAAGAAGGTACAAGAAGTGGGTTATTATTTGATGTTGAAAGATTATTATCCGTAAATAGACCACAGTATTTGTTAATGGAGAATGTTAAAAACCTTGTATCTAAAAATCACTATGAGAATTTTAAAAAACACATTTATTTTCTTCGTGGACTAGGTTATGCATCGTATTGGAAAATTTTAAATGGGGCTGACTTTGGTTGTCCACAAAACAGAGAAAGGGTTTTTATGATTTCTGTTTTAAATGGCAACAAAGATGACGTGAAACAAAGAATGGAAAATGTTAACAACCACAAAAAAACAAGAATACCAATGGATTCATTTATTGAAGACACTGAAGATCAGTCTTTGTTTATTGATTGTCCATATACCTTACACCAACCAAAACACCACACAATTTGTAGATTGATCGCTAGACGAGACGACATTAGTTATGACCAAGCAAGAAGAATATACTCAATTGAAGGATGTTCACCTTGTCTCACAACTAGTGGATCACCACAAATTATGACAAGAGACGGTAGAGTTAGAACAATTACTGCTAGAGAGGGATATAGATTTATGGGTGTTCGTGATGAAGATATAGATTTGTTACTTACAACATCGTTATCAACAAAGGGACACGTATCTTTAGCCGGTAACTCAATTTGTGTACCTGTAATGGAAGCAATATTTAGTGAATTTCTTGGTGATTACATTGTAGAAAAAGAATCGGTGTTGTCAAACCCAATAAACGAAACAACTAATGACTAAAACTTTATTAGTTGACGGAAATAATCTATTAAAAATTGGATTTCACGGTGTTAGAGACTTTTTTAACAAAGGAGAACACGTTGGTGGTACTTGGCACTTTTTAAACACTTTAAGACGATTTTTAGAGGAAAGTAATTATAATAAAGTTGTTGTATTTTGGGATAGTGAAACTGGTTCTTCACAAAGAAGACTTATCTATCCCAAATACAAACTTAATAGAAAGCAAAAAGACGAAGAAGATTTTAAAGAACAATCTTTTATTACTCAAAAGAATAGAGTAAAACAATACCTAGAAGAAATGTTTGTTAGACAATTAGAGGTTGAACAGTCGGAGGCTGACGACTTGATTGCTTACTATTGTCAAATTTCTGAAGATGAAGACAAAACAATATTTTCATCCGATAGAGATTTAACACAATTAATTTCTGATAAGGTAACAATATATTCACCCCAACAAAAACGATATTATAAGAATGGTGATGGTATTAAAATGGATACGTCAGAAATACCACATTATAATATTAAAACTTACAAAATATTAACTGGTGATAGTTCAGATAATATTGACGGTATTTTTTATTTGGGTGAAAAAACATTTCTTAAATTATTTCCTGAAATACTTGATACTGAATTAAAATATACCGATATTTTAACAAAGGCAGAAAGTTTACTTTCGGAACAAAAAGGAAATGTTGCTTTACAAAATCTCCTAAGCGGAAAAACCAAAGAGGGAATATTTGGAGAGGAGTTTTTCACAATCAACGAAAAATTAGTGGATCTTGCAAACCCATTAATTTTTGAAGAAGGAAAAGAATTAGTTAGAGTATATTACTCCGAGTCGTTGGATCCAGACGGAAGAGGACATAGAAATCTAATTAAAATGATGATGGGGGACGGATTCTTCAAGTTTCTCCCAAAAGGTGATGACGCTTGGGTAAATTTTTTAAAGCCATTTTTAAAACTATCAAGAAAAGAAAAAACAAATTTTAGAAACAAACAAAAAAAGTAAAAATGAGAGAACAAGACGTAACAAAAGTAGAATTTTTATTAATGTGTAATGACAACATTGTTGTACAAAGATTTTTTAATGTTAAAGGATTTAACAAAAACGCACACAAATCAGAAGAATTTTATGATTACATCAAATCATTTTGTAATGGGTTACAATATGATTTAAAAATGAGATCTGTAGTTTATATGTTGGAAAACCAATATGAAATTATGGAAAACCCAGAGGTGTTAAACACATCTATCACAGATGGAACGGAAATTTTTAACCTTTATATTAAGGTGGAAAATATGACAATTTGTCAGAGGTCGTTTGATGCAAAAGTGTACCCCCCAAAGGTCAGATATACCGTAGACCTACGCCCAAGACTGAAAAACATATTATCAGAACTTACTGACATTTTTTCAGGTAGAAAATTTAATTATTTTTATCCACAATTTATTCAAAAGTAGTAGTATTTATCATTACTAACAGAAGGAGATTATATGGCGACAAACAAAAACTTTGAATATCTTGGTAACAATTTTCAAATACAATTACTTAACCAAATCATTGTAGACAAAGACTTTTCACACTCAATTATTGACGTAATTGAAAACAATTATTTTGAAAACAAGTATTTTAAAATAATCATTCAAATGGTGAAAGAATACTATAAAAAGTATGAACACACACCATCGTTTGACACCCTAGAACAAGTCGCAAAATCCGAATTACAACAAGAAACTGCCGTTAAGGTTGTACTTGACACAATTAAGAAAATCAAGTCTGCACCTATCGACGGAGTGGATTTTGTACAAGAAAAAGCCCTTAAATTCTGTAAACAACAAGAGTTACAGAAGGTAATGAAAAAAGCTCAAAAGATTATAGATGGTGGTGAGTTTGAAAACTATGACACACTAGAAGAATTGGTAAGAGACGCATTACTTGTTGGGTCAAAAGACACATCAATGTTAGACGTTTTTTCAAACCTAGATCAAGTACTAGACGAAGACTACAGACACCCAATACCAATGGGAATACCAGGTATTGATAGGTTGTTGAAAGGAGGATTAGCAAAAGGGGAAATTGGGGTAATATTAGCACCAACCGGTGTAGGTAAATCAACCATTCTTACAAAGATCTCAAACCACGCATTTAACCTAGGATTTAACGTTCTTCAAGTATTTTTTGAAGACAACCCAAAAGTGATACAGAGAAAACATTTTATTCTCTGGACAAAGATTCACCCTGACGAATTGTCAGAAAAAAAGGAAGAGGTGATGAAAAAAGTAAATGAAATCAAGGAGACGATGCCAAATGAGTTAATCTTAAAGAAACTACCATCTGACACAAAAACTATGTTGCAAATTAAAAATGAAATAAGAAAAATGATTGCAGACGGTGTTAAAATAGATATGGTTGTTTTAGACTACATTGATTGTGTTGTTCCAGATAAAAACCTAGGTGATGAATGGAAAAGTGAAGGATCAGTAATGAGAGGGTTTGAAGCTATGTGTCACGAATTAAACCTTGTTGGCTGGACAGCAACACAGGGAAATAGAGCTTCTATTTCGTCAGAAGTTGTTACAACTGATCAGATGGGTGGATCAATTAAGAAAGCGCAAGTAGGACACGTTATTATTTCAATAGCAAAGACATTACAACAAAAAGAAATGAAATTAGCCACAATTGCAATTACCAAGTCTCGTATTGGAGATGACGGTGTGGTGTTTGAAAATTGTAAATTTGATAATGCGATGATTGAAATTGATACTGAATCCACAACAACATTCCTAGGAATTGAGGAGCAAAAAGAAGAAAGACAAAGACTACGAGTTAAGGAATTGTTGGAAAAAAGACAACAAAGAGAGTTAGAAAAAAAATAATAAAATAATTAAATTAATAAAAATGGATATTTCACAAAAAATATTGAGCGATATTACGGTATATATGAAATACGCTAAATTCGTCCCTGAATTAAATAGAAGGGAGACCTGGGAAGAATTGGTGACAAGAAATAAAGAAA